GTTGTTGCTGGTTTAACTCAATATTTAGTACGAATTGCAGATATACTCAGCACAGCAGAAGAAGCTGATTTAAAACCTTTATCCAATGAATAAGCTATATTTTGCTTATGGCTTCAATACAAGATTTAAAAAGCGACCATAAAAACGCTCGTAAAAGGACAGATCGTTCTTCTTCTTTAATTAAAGAATCATTAGAAAAATTTGGTGCGGCTCGTTCAATAGTTATAGATGAAGAAAACAGAATCCTTGCTGGTAATGGAACCATAGAAGGAGCAAAAGCAGCAGGAATAAAAAACCTTCGAGTGATAGAAACAGATGGCAAAGAAATTATTGCTGTAAAAAGAACTGGACTAACAGAGGAGGACAAAGTTGGTTTGGCTCTTGCTGATAACAGAACCTCTGACTTATCCGACTGGGATATTGAAATGCTTAAACAGCTTTCAGAAGAACAGGATTTAGAACCTTGGTTTAATGAAGGTGATCTTGCGGAATTAATAGGAGAACCAGAAAAAATTGAAGGATTGACTGATCCTGATGCTGTCCCAGAAATACCAGAAGAACCAATAACAAAAGAAGGTGATTTATATATTCTTGGGAACCATCGCCTTTTATGTGGTGACTCTACAAATATCCAGCACGTTGAAAGATTAATGAATGGAAAAAAGGCAGAAATGGTTTTTACTGATCCTCCTTATGGAGTTAATTATCAAGGTGGGCATTTTCATAGTGGGAATGTCAATATTGTTAGAAAAAGAGAAAAACTTGAAAACGATAATTCGGATGAGATTTATGAAGATGTCATTCCAGTTTTAGCGGCTTATTGTGATGGCCCTTGTTATACCTTTTTTGCTGATACTAAACCGTTGGGTTTATATAAGGCGGTTTCAAAAGTAGGAGATATTCACGCACTTCTTATTTGGCATAAAACAAACGCTACCTATGCAGCTATGAACGCACAATATAAGCAAAGGCATGAACCCTTTTTATATTGGAAACCAAAAAATAAAACTTTAAAGTGGTGTGGTGATACAACTGAAAGAACAATATGGGAAATGAAAAAAGACGGCAAAAATAATTATCATCCAACACAAAAACCAGTCGAATTAATTGAGAGGGCAATTAGAAACCATACAGCTAAATCCGTTCTTGATCTTTTTGGTGGCTCTGGTTCAACTCTTATCGCTGCTGAAAGTACAAACAGAAATGCTTATTTAATGGAATTAAGTCCCAATTATTGCGATGTCATCGTCAAAAGGTGGGAGGATTTTACTGGCAATAAAGCAAAACATGTAATATCTAATTAATGGCAACAAAAGGAACCCAAGCTGAAACCGTAGTTCGAGCACAAAAGTTTGCTCGGATTATTGCTAATGGTGGCAGAAGATCGGACTGTGTTCGTTTTGCGTCCGAGAACTGGGGGGTTGGAGAAAGAGCCGTAGATAAGTATTTACAGATAGCTAGGGAGCAACTAAAGGCCGATTGGGACATAGAACGGCCTCAGATGGTGGCAGATTTATTAAGCCAATGCAGCACCTTGCAGATGGAAGCCAGAAGGGCGGGGCAATATCACATTGCACTTGGGGCAATTAATACAGCAGCTAAATTAGCTTCTCTTTGTTCGTGAGTATTCTTGCCGAAGTAGAGAAAGGACATGTCCTCCATCAAGTTGGATCGTTTGGATTACCAACAGCTCAAGAGGCAATCACAAAAATATATGAGGGTCTTTTACCTCATCAAAAATTATTTTGTGATGATATTTCTCACCGCAAACTGGCGTTAGTGTGTGGCTTTGGAGCTGGTAAAACTCACGCTTTAGTTTCTAAAGCTTGCATCTTGGCAGCAAAAAATATTGGTTTTGTTAGTGCTGTCTTTGAACCAACTTCTCCAATGCTCAGAGATATTTTGATTCGTTCTTTTAATGAGCTTCTAGAACAGTGGGAAATACCTTATGAGTTTCGAGTGTCGCCTTTGCCTGAATACAAATTACTTTTTGAAGAAGGAAATCATACGATTTTGCTTAGAACAATTTTGACTTATCAGCGTTTAAGAGGTCAGAACTTATGTGCTGTTGGCTTTGATGAAGCAGATACCGTTGGACAGTATGACGCAGAGCAAGCACAAACAATGGCACTTGCCAGATTGAGGTCAGGCAATGTTCAGCAGTTTTATGTTTCTACTACTCCAGAAGGATATGGATATTGCTTTAAAACTTTTGAAAAGGAAGCAAAACCTGATACTGCTTTAATTCGTGGAAGAACAATGGATAATCCATTCCTTCCAGAAGGCTTTATTGATTCGTTAAAAGAGAATTATCCACCTCAGTTGATAGCCGCTTATCTTGAAGGGCAATTTACAAATCTAACAACAGGACAAGTCTATGATCGTTTCTCAAGAGACATTCATGTAAAAGATAAATTGCCTAATTATGAAGATGAAGTTTTGCGTTGTGGTATTGATTTCAACATCCAGAATACAAATTGCGTCATAGCGGTGCGGGACGGAAACAAGCTCGTCATAATTGATGAAATTGTGAAAGCTCACGACACTGACGCATTAGCGAAAGAGTTGGTTAGACGCTATCCAAGAAGAAAAATTCTTGTCTATCCAGACGCATCAGGAGGGAACCGTTCAACAAATGCAACACGCACCGATATATCCATACTCGAAAGTTATGGGTTCACGAATCAAAGTCACAAATCGAATCCAGCAATCAAAGATAGAGTCTCGTCTGTTCAAGCTCTTTTATGTAACGGCAAAGGAGAATCAAGGTTGGAGGTTAGCTCCAGTTGCAGAGCCTTAATTGAAACTCTTGAGTTACAATCATGGGATGAGAAAACGGGTGATCCCGACAAGCAAAATGGGTATGATCACATGAATGATGCACTTGGGTATGTTATCTGGAGAGAGTTCAATCCTTTATATGCTCGATCAGGAAGAGGAACGGGTATTAGAATTTATTAGCTTTTATCTATAAACTGTTTACATAGTGTCGAGGTTTAATCGTGTATAGCGGCTATCAGCATTACAACCGAGAAAAAGCCGCCGCAGGTGTGACGGTAGAAGACCCATGTTTTGCTTGGCAGAATATGGAACCGCATTGGATTTTAAGTGAAGATTTACAAAGCGGAACTTTTGGAATTAGGAAAAAGCACAGGAGATATTTACCGCAAGAACCAAGGGAGTTAGATGATCAATATGACAATCGTTTAGCTCGTTCTGTTGTCCCTCCATATCTGCAACGCATTGAGAAAATGTTGGGTGGAATGTTAGTTAGAAAGCCTGTTCGTTTGAATGATGTTGGTGATGTCATAAGAGAGCAGTTGTTTGATGTTGATCTACAAGGAAACGATCTGAATGTATGGACTTATGAAACAGCACGATTAGCAGTTAGATATGGACACGTTGGAGTTTTAGTTGATGCTCCTGCTGCTGGTGCAAAAGGCCGTCCATATTGGGTGACTTATACCCCTAGAGAGATTCTTGGTTGGAGGACAGAAGTTATTGATGGGATGCAGAAATTCACACAGCTAAGGCTTTTAGAAAAAGTATTTGAAGCAGATGGAGATTATGGAGAGAAAGAAGTTGAGCAGGTAAGGGTGTTAACACCTGGAGCTTTTGAGATCCACCGCAAAAATGAAAAAAGTGGTGAATATACGTTGCATGAAGAAGGGACAACATCATTAACAGATATTCCTTTTTCTGTTGCCTATGCAAACAGGGTTAACTTTATGGAGTCACGCCCTCCGATGGAGGATATAGCAGAATTAAATTTAAAGGCATATCAAATTCAATCTGACTTAGATAACCAGCTTCATATCAGTGCTGTTCCGATGTTGGCCTTCTTTGGCTTCCCTCAATCAAGTGAAGAAGTAAGTGCTGGGCCAGGAGAAGCAATTGCCTTTCCTGCCGAAGGTAAAGCTGAATATATTGAGCCAGATGGTAAAAGCTTTAATGCACAATTTGAGCGTTTAGACCGCCTTGAAAAGCAAATAAATAATCTGGGGTTAGCGGCTGTGTTAGGACAAAAATTATCCGCAGAAACAGCAGAGTCAAAACGAATAGACCGATCTCAAGGAGACTCAACAATGATGGTCGTTGCACAGCAGATGCAGGATATGATTGATAACTGTCTTCTGTTCCATGCGAATTATTTAGGAAGCAACGAAGCTGGAAGTAGTTTTGTAAATCGTGACTTCTTAGCAGCTCGTCTTGATCCGCAAGAGATAGGAAGTTTGCTGCAACTTTATACTGCTGGCACGATCACGCAAGAAACCTTATTAAAACAGTTAGAAGAAGGGGAGGTGTTAGGAGACGAATTTGATATAGAGCAAGAGTTGGAATCTACTCAGATGGGCGGTTTAATTGATATGGAGCAACCGCAAGAAGAAGTAACAGAAGAAATGCCTGAAAAAGTTGATGAATAATGCCAACACAAGTACCTGCTGGTGAAGGTGTTCCAAGTGTTTTCTATCGGAACGCTATAG